TACTTTCCATCAAGCAAGTGCATTAGCAACAGCTTTAAATCAAATGGGAAGAAAAAATAATATTGCTAAATTTGCCTTAGACTCAGCAGTACCATTCAAGAAAACACCAATAAACGTAGCAAAAACAGGAGTTCAATACAGTCCAGTTGGATTAATTAAGTCAGCAGTTTATGATGTAGGAAAGTTGAGAAAAGGCAATATAACAGTAAATCAATATATAGATAATGTATCAAAAGGTTTAACAGGAACAGGAATTGCATATTTAGGATATGCACTAGCACAAGCAGGAATACTAAAAGCTTCTGGTAGTGATGATGACAAAAAAGAGAAATACGAAGAAGAGCAAGGAAAACAAAGTTATTCTATTGAAATAGGAGGAAAAACATATTCTTTAGACTGGTTATCTCCTGTAGGAATACCATTGTTTATAGGAGCAGAAATCAATCAACAATTTAATACATCAAAGAAAGAAAAAAATAGCAAAAGTAATGATGATAACGAAACATTAAATCAAATAGTTAAAAGTGTAGCAAATATAGCTAATGCTTCTGCAAATGCTATGAACCCTATGAGCGAAATGTCTATGATTTCAGGTTTAACAAGTGTATTATCATCATACAATAAAGAAAACGCAGTAGGAGATATGATAGTTAATACAGGAAAATCTTATATTAATCAATTTGTACCTACAGCCTTAGGACAATTAGCAAGAACAACAGATGATTACGAAAGAACAACAAAGTCAACTAAAACAGGGGCTTTAGAAAAAGCAGTAGATAGTACAATAAATCAAATTAAAAGTAAAATACCTGGATTAAGACAAACACTTCCAACAAAAACAGATATATGGGGTAAAGACGTAAAACAAAGTGAAAATCTTCCATTTAGAGCGTTTAACAATTTTATTAACCCATCAAAAGTACAAGAAGTTTCTACAGATAAAGTAGACAAAGAATTGAATAGTTTATATGCAAAAACTGGAGAAAGTTCAATAATACCAAAAGCGATAGACAAAACATTTACAATTGATAATACAAATTATAGAATGACAAACGAAGAATATGCAAAATACTATAAAATTTACGGGAATACATCGTACAACTTAATTAAAGAATTAATTAACACTAGTGATTATAAGAGTTTAACAGATGAACAAAAACAAAAAGCAATCGAAAATGTATATTCATACGCTAAAGAATCCAACAAATTAGATTATGCTAAAAATAATAATTTAGAAGTAGATAAATCAACATTATACAATACAATGCAAGAATTAAAAGATAAAGGTGGAAATCAAAGTTTATATTTGAACTATACAGCTAGAACAACAGGAATAGAAAAAGAAAGGGATAAAAATAAGGTATTAGCAAGTGCAAATTATGATGATAAGACAAAATCAATTATATATTTAAACGGAACAGGAAAAGACGATAAACTATACAATAATATCAAAAATAGCAATATAAATATTAACCAATATTTAACGTATAAAATAGAAGAATCCGAAGATAAATTTTTAGCGGATAAGGATTCAAATGGAAAGAGTATATCTGGAACAGCAAAGAAAAAAGTATATGACTATGTAAATAGCAATATAACAGGCTATAATAATAAGTTATTGGTGCTGGGACAAAAATATAAGCTAACAAAGTCAGAGCAAGAAAATCTGGCAAAATATATAAATCAAATTTCAAATAATTCAAGTGAAAGAAATAGTTTGTTTGAGTATTATTCTAAAAATTTTACAATAAAAGATGGAAAAGTATATTACAAATAATTATTATTTTCGACAAAATTCGACAGCTTTTTTACATTTATTATGATAATATGTAAAAAAGGGGGCATTTAAAATGAAGAAAATAACAATTATTTTTTTATTATTAATTTGTTTTTCTGGTGTTATATATGCACATCAAGGAAGAACAGACAGTTATGGAGGACACTACAATCGTTCAGAAGGAACATATCACTATCATAGTGGACAATATGCTGGCACGGGAGAATATACAAAACCTGTTGAAGAAGGTGGAACAAGAATAACGCAAGAATCTAGTACAGAAACATCAGAAAAACTGGTAGTAAATCCAGATACAAGCTCATTTGAAATTGAAAGTTTAAAAACAAAAATAAACACATTGGAACAACAAATACAAGCAAAGCAAGATACAATCGGAAAATTAAACGATGAACTTGATGAAAAAAATAAAAAGATAAACAATTTAGAAGATAAAAGCGATGAATACTTAGCAATTGGATTTATAATTTTTTTAACTATAATTATTTCATATAATATAGGCAAAAACAAGAAATAAAATTCAAATAACAAAGCACTTACAGAAATGTAGGTGCTTTTATTATGCAAGAAAGGAGGAGTTCAATGGCAAAGACAATAGATTATGAATTTAAGAGGGGAGATACAAAGCTTCTAAAAAAATTTAGACCAGTAGATCAAAACGGCAATGTTTTACTGCTTACAAATTTAGATAATATTTATTTCACAATGAAGAAAAACGAAAACGGAACAGCAATTATTAAAAAGAAAATAGGCAATGGAATAACTTACGGGAGTGATGGATTTTATCATATAACATTGCAAGCAAATGAAACAGCTAATTTGTCAGCTGGAACATATAAATACGACATAGAACTAGATACATATAACTCACAAGCACAATTAATTGTAAGCACAATAATAGAAGGCGAAATCGAGTTGACTCAAGATGTTACTCAGGAAGGAGATAGAATATGAGTGATTTAGAAGAAGCAGTAGATGTAGAAGTGCTAGATGAAGATGAAGGTGTCGGAATAGATGCAAAAGCAGATGTATTAAAAGGCGATAAAGGCGATAAGGGAGATAAAGGTGACAAGGGAGATAAAGGTGACCAAGGAATACAAGGCATTCAAGGTATTCAAGGTATTCAAGGAGAAAAAGGCGAAACTGGAGAAAAGGGCGAAAAAGGAGATCCAGGCACAACAGATTTTAACGAACTAGAAAACAAACCAACTAAATTAAGCGATTTTACAAACGATACAGGTTTTATTACTAAAGGAGTTTCAGATTTAACAAATTACTACAATACAGCACAAACAGACACTTTATTAGATGAAAAAGCAGATGTAGAAGATATACCTGATGTAAGTTCTTTTATAACTAAAGATGTAAATAATTTAACTAATTACACATTAAAAACAAACACAGGTAGTTTAATAGATTTAGAAATAAATGATACAACTTATGTAGTAACATTAAAACTTAAAAATCAAGATGGAACAGTAATAAGTACAGATACAATAGATTTACCATTAGAAAGTGTAGTAGTAAGTGGAAGATATGACAATACTACAAAGAAAGTAATATTAACACTTGAAAATGGAAGTGAAGTTGATTTTAGTGTAGCAGATTTAGTGGCAGGATTACAGACAGAAATAACAAGCCAAAATAAATTAGCAAGTGATTTAGTAGATGATACAAACAGTGGAAATAAATTTGTAACAACAAGTGAAAAACAAACTTGGAATAATAAATATGATAAACCAAACGGTGGAATACCTAAAACAGATTTAGCAAGTGATGTACAAACAAGTTTAGGTAAAGCAGATACGGCGATACAATCACATCAAGACATAAGTGGAAAAGAAGATAAAACAAACAAAGTAACATCAATAGATAATACAAGTACAGATACACAATATCCAAGTGCAAAATGTGTATATGATAGCCAAGAAGAACAAAACACAGATATAGAAAACCTACAAACAGAAAATGCAAGGCTTAAAGCAACCCTACCAACTACAACAGGAGAAGGACAAGATGTAACCTTAAATAAAACAGCAGAACTAGAATTTAAAAAGCCACCATTACCAATGGGAAATAGTGAACAGGTACAGTATAGTGGAAAACAATTATTTAATTTAAACAAAGAGAGAGCAGATGGAAATGCTGTGTCTGAAATTTTGAATGATACTTTAAAAATTACTACTAATGGTGCGTATGGTAGAACAGATTATTTAGATATACCAATAACTGCAAATCAAACATATTTATTAACATTTAAATGGGATAGTAATGTTACACTAAGTGGAACAGATGCAAGAGTATATATATATTCAGGAAGTCAAGTAGGAACATTACTAGATTATATTAATTTAACAGGAACAAGTGGAACAATATCAAAATCATTTACACCAACAACAGATAAAATATCAATAAGATTTAGCCCTAATAATACAGGAGAGGTTAAAACGGTAATAATGAATTTAAAAGAAATTATGGTTTCAACTAGTGGAGGAGAATACGAACCATACGTACGGTCGGAACAGCAAGTCCTTCACCATCTTATCCACAGACTATCACCAACGTAACAGGAGATGTAGAGGTTAAGGTTCAGAATGAGAATTTATTTGATTATAATTATGTAAAAGAATATTCTAACACAATTTTTAACAGTTATCGATTTATAGAAATTAAAGGAATTAAAGCATCTACATGGTACACCATATATAATTATGGCAATTTAGAAGGATTCAATAATGTATATTTTGCTGATGATACTAAATATGAAGCTATTAGATTTGGCACACTATTAAACAATCGTACTTCAAGAGATGTACAAGTCAGTGAAGCAGGTAAATTATATTTATGTTGTTATGCAGGAACTTGGACAGAAACAGTATGGAATACATTTATTGATAATTTTAAAAATGCAATATTAATACAAGGAAGAAATGTCGAATCAAACAATATACCACACCAAGAACAAACCTTTACCTTTCCACTAGGCAACGAAAAACTAATGCTAGGAGATTACTTAGCAGATGATGGTATTCATCATGTGAGAGGACAAGTAGTGTTTGATGGAACAGAAAATTGGGGTGCTTATACAACTGGAAATACTGAAAATTATAATTGTTTTACTATACGATTAGAAACCCCATTTAAAAAGTCAAACAATCAATTTTTATTAATAAATGCTTTTAGTAATTATTTCAAAGAAGTAGCATGGATATACATATATGGTTCAAGACTTAAACAAGATAAACCAGCATTTGGATTTACAATTGACAATAATAAATATGTTTATATAAAAGTCAAAAATACTATTTTAACAGCTCAAGATTTGAAAACTTGGTTAGCACAAAAGTATGCAAATAATTCACCAGTAATAATAGAATATCCTTTAAACGAAGAAATAATAGTACCATACACCTTAGCTCAACAAGAAGTATATAACCAAATAAAACAATCACTAAGTTATGAAGAACAAACAAATATAATAGGTTCATCAAATGGAAGTAATCCTATATTTAGTGTAGAAGCATATCAAAGTACAAAATTAATATTAGAAAATATAGATAGTAGATTAACATTAGTAGAAGGGTAGGTGAAAAAAGATGACTATAATTGAAAAGAAAAGTTTAAGAAAGAAAAAAGCTATAATGAATTTAGTAGCAACAGGAGAAATGTCAATAGCTTATGCTTTAATGGAAGCAGAGAGATTAAATGACGAAGGTAAACTTTTGGATGTTGATTATGAAGAATTAGCGGAATATTTAGAAAGTTTACTAACACCAGAAGTACCAGAAGAACTTGCAGAAGAAAATGTTGAAAGTGAGGAAGAATAGTGGAAGAAATAATACAAAATATTCATTTTACAAATTTATGGTGGGCTATACTTGCACCATTAATATTAATTATAATTGATGTTTTGACTGGAGTAGTAATAGCATGGAGAAATAATGATTTTCAAAGTTCAAAAATGAGAGCAGGCTTGTCGAAGAAATTCGGTGAGCTTGTTTACGTTTTAGTAGGTATATTAACAAAGTATGCCTTAGGAACAGATTTAATTTTATATTTTGCAGTAGGATATATATGCTTAATGGAAATATCTAGTTTAGCAGAGAATTGCGATAAATTAGGAGTTAAAATGCCAGATAAATTAAAAGAGAAGCTAAACAACGATAAGGAGGAATAATCATGGAAGATAATGTTGTAATTGAAAACATTGAATTTAATGAAGAATTATACCAAAAGAATGTAGCAGAAAATAGCTTAGATATTGAATACGAAGGAGGGGATATTGATGCAAATAACTAATGTAGTATGTCCAACAAATAAATATTCAATAAAATGTCCATTTGAAATGAATCCAGAATATATAACAATACATAATACAGCAAATGATGCTTCAGCAATGGCTGAAATATCTTATATGATAGGTAACAATAATAAATGTTCATTCCATGTAGCAGTAGATAATGAAAGAGTAGTAACAGCAATACCATTTAATAGAAATGCTTGGCACGCAGGAGATGGAAGAGGAACAGGCAATATGAAATCTATTGGAATAGAAATATGTTACTCTAGGTCAGGTGGAGAAAGATTTGAACAAGCAGAAAGACTATGTGCAGAATACACAGCATATTTATTAAAACAATATGGTTGGGGAATAGACAGAGTTAAGAAACATCAAGATTGGAGTGGTAAATACTGTCCTCATAGAACATTAGATATGGGATGGGAAAGATTCTTAAATATGGTTAATTCTTATTTAGGAGGAACAACTCCAATAAACAATAATGTAAATAATGATGGGAGTGATGTTGAGATGAAAACATATCAAAATGGAAGTACAACAGAAGTAGTATATGCAGACACTAACTGTACAAATAGAATAGGAAGTTTAAATCCAAGAGAAGCTTGCGATTGTTTTGGAATATTTAATGATAGAGCAATGGTAAGATATAAAGTAGATGGAAGCAATAATTATAAGATAGGATTTTGCAAATGGTTACGGTGGAGTTAGATAGGCTATAAAATTCTTTAAGGATAGAAAGGTAGCTATCGTGACCTAGCGTTTTTATATATAAGACTAGGTTCTGTAATAAGATGTAGGAGTGCCGACCTACTAAAGAATTTTTATATAGGTAGATTAGATTAATTTCTAGTCTACCTCTTTTTTTATGCCAAAATGCAGTAAAATCAAGATATATAACTTGTCTGACTAAAAAATAAAACGGCTCAGAATCCATTCTCGAAGGTCGATTTTTGGCTATATTTCAACATTTTTAGTATATTTAAATATTATGTAAAACTATTGAAATTTAGCAAAATTTATGTTATAATATTGACATAGTAAAACTTTAATGTTACAATTCTGTTACAAAAATATTAAGGTTTTATAACATTAGCAAAAGATGTTGACTATAAAAAATACTTGTGATAAAAATAAACAAGAAGAAATAAAATAAATAGAGCAAGGATAAAATCCTTACTCCATATGTTCGTTTGAATTGGGGTTGCTTTTCGCAGGGCTTACCTCAAAAACGTATTCTAGTTCCACATAAAAAAGAATATAAAAAAAGCAAGGCTTTTACGCCTCGCAAAAATTATTTATCTATGTCTTGATGTTCTGCTTGCAAAAGCAGTTCATCTTTTTTATTTGTGCCAAATGAAAAAATAAATTTTCCATTATGTAATAATACAACTAACACTATTACTAATGCTAATAATACTATTAAGCACATAAGTACGAAACAAAAAGTTTCCATTATACTTTCCTCCTTTCCTCGATGTATTGTACTAACAGTTGAACATACCGCTGTTCCACTAGCAGTTTATTCAACCGCTAGTTTATGCACCGTTGCACTCGGAGGAAAGGTTCCGATAAATAATTTATCAATAATATATCAAAAACCAAAAACATTGTCAACAATATGACAAAATTTCTGTGGAAAACTTTTTTGAAACTGTGGATAACTAAAAAAAATTCATATCTTCGACACCCTTCGACACAAAAATTTTACATAATATGTTATACTTAATAAAAGGGGGCGATAAATATGAGAGAAGCATATTTAAGATCCTTACAAATGATAAAAATATTAAACATAAAAAACAGAAACGAATATAACAGATATAAGAAATATTACTTAGTACTAAATATAGACAGTCTAAAATACATATCAGATAAAAGAAACTTTAAAGATATAATTAGGATAGCGAAGGAAGTCTGAAAAGGCTTCTTTTTTTATCCACTATAGTGGAAATATAAATTTTATAAAGTTGCCCAAATGAAACAAAATACATGATATATATAAAAATGAACATACTAACGATAAGGTGATTTTATGAAATTAAAAATATTGGTAAAAGAAAAACGATTAGAACATAACATGACACTTGAAACTTTATCAAAACTATCAGGAATAAGCAAAGGTCATTTAAGCAAAATAGAAAGAGAAGAAAGAAGTCCTAAGCTAATAACCATGATACAAATAGCAAAAGCTTTAAAGGTAGATATTAAAGAATTATATAAAATTATACCATAACACGATTAAAACGTGTTATTTTTTATTTTCGTAAAAGATAAAGGTATTTTTGTAAAAGGTTGCCCAAATGAAACAAGTCTCATTATATTTATTAATCAAGAACGTTCTAATAATATATGGAGGATTAAATGTAATGGAAAATGAACTAAAAAAAGTAGTATTTATAAAAGAAAAAACTTATCAACAAATAAAGAAGAAAATGGGGAAAACTAGCGATTATTTTAGCGAAAAAGAATTGAAAAAAATAGGCGTAATTTAGGCGTAATTTATACCTAAAAAAGTGTATTTTTATGTATTTTTACAAATCAACAAAAATAGGTAAAAACACTGAAATATCAATAAAAATTGGCAAAATTAATAAAGAAAGAAAATGTATTTAATATCCTCATAACCCGAAGGTCGTAAGTTCGAGTCTTACCCCCGCAACCAGTAATAACAAAGGTTTCAGCAATTCACTGAAACCTTATTTTTACGTTTAGGCGTAATTTTAGGCGTAATTTAGCATAAAATTTAAAACAAGTCTTCTAATATATCACTTGCTTTTTTATCTTCTTCTGGAATTTGGTCTAAATAATAGTTTGTAGCTGTTGATGGTAAATGACCAAGTCTTTTCGCTACACTAACAACATCTAATCCTTTATTAACTAATATGCTTTCGTTTAAAGCCCTTAAATCTTTTAGGTTTACTTCTCGTAAATTATTATCTTTTAGAAATTTTTTGAAATTTTTTGAAAATGTATCAGGGTGCATTGTGAATAATTCAGTATTTTTATTTGGTTTTCCTAAATATTTGTAATATTCTTTTACTATATTAATATAAGCGTTAGGTACATAAAACAACCTGTTTTTACCTGTTTTAATGTCTTTAATTTTTGTTCCGTTGGGAATATTAATTTTTGATTTATTTAAATCTATACTACATTTTTTAAAGTTAAAATCGTTAAATGTTAAAGCCATAACTTCGCCTCTTCTAGCTCCTGTATATAAAGAGGTATAAATTGCAACTTGTAATTCTTTATCTTCTAATTTATCTAACGCCTTAATGAACAAATCTAATTCTTTATAACTATATAATACAACTTTCTTTTTTTGTTTTTCTATATTTTTAGGAACAGAAACTTTATCTGCTACATTATAATCTAACAAATCCCACTCTATCCCTTTATTTAAAATAGCCGAAATTACTTTTATATGGTTTTTTATTGTTTTAGATGATAAATTATATTCGCTCAATAATAAATTGGCTAATTCTTGAATTTGGATACGTTTAAGCTTATTTATTTTTATACTTCCTATCTCATCTAATATATGATTATTTAACATATTTTTATAATTTTTATATGTTGTTTCTGATAGATTATCTTTACCATATTTATCTAAAAATAGTTGAGCTAATTCTGTAAAAGTAAAGGTTGAATTTTTTCGAAAATTTCCTTTTTCAATTTCAGTAACAAATTGAGCTAGCTTTTTACTTGCTTCAGTAGGAGATAAGGCTGTTATATTTTGACTATATCTTTCTCCCTCGCACATATATTCCAGCCTGTATTTATTTGTTCCTGTTTTTCTCATAGTACCTGCCATAATAGACCTCCTAGTTCAATTCCATTTTTCCTACATATTTTCCAATAACTTTAATAGGTGTATCTTTAGTATATATCTGTTGCTTTATGCTTTCATCTGTAGATTCAGGAGTAAGAACAATAATATCTCCTTCTTTAGAAAATCTCTTTAAAGTAGCGTTGTAACCATTGACAAGTACAACTGCAATTTCTCCATTATTGACAGTATCCTGTTTATGAATTAATGCAAAAGCACCATTTTTTACTATTTTATTCATACTTTCGCCATTAACACGCAAGAAGAAATGTTCTTCTGGATTAACTATGTTCATTAAATTTATATCAATAGGTAATCTTCCTTCTATATTTTCTTCAGCCCAGTTAGGTTGTCCTGCTGATATTTCTCCGTAAACTGGGCACATGTAAATTTTTTTATTATCTTTAGGAGTGTTTTTTTCTATTTTTTCTTTTTCTGCTAAATCTATATATCCAGCTTTTTCCAATAAATCAATATAATCAATATTATAAACTTTTGACAATTCTTTCAAAGTAAGAGGTAAAGCTTTACGACTTCCTTTTTCAATCATAGATAAATGACTAAAAGAAACATCAGAAAGGTAATCCACCTGTCTTAATGTTAATTTTTTTTGTTTTCTAATATTTTCCAAAAACTCCCCTAATTCTTTATTTGTGAGCATTTTCTTATACCTCCTCTTGTTCACATTATAACACAAATGTTTCGCTTTGTAAAATTTTCTTATAATTTTTTTAAAAAAGTGTTGACAAAGTGAAACATAAAATATATAATGTTCACAACAGTAAACAAGGAGGCGAGAAAATGATTGTTTTAAAAGATAAAGACAAGTTGTTAGAAGACATGACAAAAGCAGGGTTTGGAGTAACGGGACTAGCAAAAGAAGTTGGCTGTTCTAAAGCACATATTAGTGGGATAATAAATCATGTGAGAAATCCAAGTCCATATATTGCTGTTAAAATTTGTGAACAAATAAAAGGTCAGTTTGATGCTTATTTTTTTATTGAAAGTGTTCACAAAAAGAAACAAGCGTAAAGGAGGGGGACACGATGACAAATCTATTAACAACAAAACAAGTAGCTGATTATTTTAGAGTAAAACCAAGTACAATAACTCAAAAATTCATAAAACAAGGGTTAAAAGTTATTCCAATAGGTCAAAGAGATTACAGATTCAGCCAAGAAGATGTAGAGGAATTTGCAGAACATCTAAAAGAATTAGCACAAGAAAAAATAATACAACAAAATCCAATACCTAGAAAGCATAAAAGCAAATCAATACACGTTGACTTTGAAAAAATAAGAATAAATAGGGAATTGAATAGAGTTGTATAGAAAGGAGGAACAAAAGATGAAAAGAAAACTAGATAAAAACAAAATATATGCATTTATAGGAAAAACAGTAGTATGGACAAGCATACATATTTTATTAGGAATAGCAATGTTTGATGTAGCAATAAACTGTATGACAGTTTATAGATAGAAAGGAGGGAATAAGAAGTGTTTACAAAAAAGGATAGAAAAATAAAAAATCAAGAAGCTATGATACATAACAGAGATATTTTAATTGGAGACATGGAAAAACAAGCAAAAGCTTTATATAAGGAAAACAAAGAATTAAGATTTGAACTTGAAGAAAATAACGTTCTAATAAATAGACTAGAAAAGCTTGTTAGTTCAAATAAATACAACAATGAAAAAGCAGTTTTAAATAAAATAAAAGAACTAGTTAGCGACTACCAATCATTAAACTAGTTCGAATATAAACATATATATAAATTCATATCTGTTTTTAGTATAACACGAAAATACAGATATGTCAAAGGAGAGATTATGGAAGAAGAATTATTTATTGAAAATGATAATGAGGGCAACATCTTCGAACTAATAAATGAAGAATGTTATTACGATGATATATGGAGGGAAGAAGATGAGTAATTTAAGTTTATATGAAATAACAAATGCATTTCCATTATTAATGGAACAAGAAGAAATGTCAGAAGAAGATAAAAAGAAAGTAGAGGAAGAATTAACAGTCTTATTACAACAAAAAAGCCAAAATATAATTGGTTATACAAGAAATATAGAATTAACTATTGAAGCAATGAAAATGGAAGAAAAAAGAATCTCAGAGCAAAGAAAGACATTAGAAAATAAAGTAAGTAAGTTTAAAGAATATGTAAAAGAATGTATGGATAAAAACAACATCACAAAAATAGAAACAGAATTAGGAAGTTTAACAATAACAAAAAATCCAGCAAGCGTAGAAATTATAGATGAAAATATAATACCAGAAGAATTTAAAAAAGAAGTAGTAACTGTAAAAATAGATAAAACTGCAATAAAGAATCACTTTAAAGTAACTGGAGAAATACCAGAAGGAACAAACATTATAACAACAAATACAAGTTTAAGGATAAAGTAGGTGCAATTATGGATTATTTAGATTTAATTGATTACAAGGAGGATTATTATGGCAGAAACTAATTTAAGTAAAAATAAAGAAGGATATGGATATAAATATACTGACCTAGCTCAAATACATGAATATTTAGAACAAAATAAAATGAAATATTATCAATATGTAGAAACAACAGATGGAAAAGATTATATTATGACAGTTCCAATTATTGATGGAGTAGAACAAAAGCCACGTAGAGGGGTACAAATAGTAGATGCAGTTTTAAATGGAATAAAAAATCCTGCTCAAGAACAAGGAAGTGCGACTACTTATGCTAGAAGATATAGTTTGTTAATGGCTTTTGGCTTAGCGACAGAAGATGATGATGGAGCTAGCTTAACTAAAAGTGCTGATAAAAAGCAGACAACAAATCAAATAACAGAAGCAGAAGCAAAGTCTGTGTATGCTTTAATGGTTAGAAAAGGATATGATGTAGTACCAACTTTAGAAAAAAATTATGGTATAAAGAATACTTCAAATTTAACAAAAGAACAATATATGGCAATAGTAAATACTTGCAGTAAAATGCCAGACAAGGAGAAAAAATGATAGGAACACAAAGAGAAGTAATAAATTGGGTACTAGAACAAGACAAAGAAAAGCAGTTTGAAGTAAAAGAACATAAAAAAAGAAGGTCAAATGATGCAAATGCATATTTTCATCTATTAGTAAATAAGTTAGGCAGATATTTTAATATAAGTGATGAAGATATGAAAATAAAAATGAATTTAGATTATGGGACAATAGCAAGATTTGAAGATGGCAGAATAAAGGGTTGCAAAGTGCCAAAGGCAACCAACATGAGAGAAATATATAGATATTCAAAATGGTACAAAGAAGATTTAGATGGGTATGACTGCTATATATTCTATAAAGAAACTCATACATTAAATACAAAAGAAATGGCACAACTAATAAATGGAGTAGTACAAGAATGTAAAGATGTGGGGATTGAAACTGAGCCACAAGAAAAAATAGATAGTCTATTAAGGAGCTGGAATCAAAAATGAAAGAAGAATTTTGTATTATGCCTTCAAATCCTCCGTATTGGAGTAATAAAAGATTTTTAGGAAGTGAAAGACATGAGGTTTTTGAAGGTTATGCAACAAAAAATAGAGATTATTCAATAGAAGATGGTTTAGTAATATTTACAACACCAGAATTACATAGAATAGGGAAAAAATCAATCCACTTAAATCCAAAATATTGGAGAGAAGAATTGAAATTACAAGAAATAGCAGAACAAGTGTGGATTGATTATTATGGCAAAACAAAAGAAGATTTTTCAAAAAGATATGGAAGAAATTATTTATAAACAACTAGGGCAGACATAATAAAGTTTGCCCTTTATTATACGAAAGGAGAAAAAACAATGACAGAAAAAGAAAGTTTTGTATTCTATAAAAGCTTTTTTGAAGCACTACAAGATTTAAAAGAGAAAGAAAGATTGAAAGTATATGATGCAATTTGTGAGTTGGCTTTAAATGGAAACGAAACAGAACTTACAGGATTAGCAAAAACAATATTTACATTAATTAAACCGCAAATCCTTGCAAACACTAAAAGATACGAAAATGGAAAAAAGCGGTGGTAGACCTAAAAAAGAAACCAGAGGTTTTTCAAAAGAAAAAACCAATGGTTTTGAAAATAAAGAAACCAAAATAAAACCTAATGTAAATGAAAATGTAAATGAAAATGTAAATGTAAATGACAATGATAATGAAAATGTAAGCGACAGTTGTGTTGACGGTTTACAAGAAGTTATTAGTTTTTACAACGATAATATAGGTTTATTGACTCCATACGGTAGAGATGTTTTTATAGATTACCTTCAAGAGATGGATTATGACGTAATTATATATGCTATGCAAAAAGCAGTAGAAGCAAATATAAGGACTATACAATACATAAAAGGAACTTTAAACAATTGGAGTAACGCAGGAGTTAAGACGCTTTTGCAAGCAAAAGAAGAGAACAAAAGCTTTAAAAATAAAGAAAAAAAAGAAGTAGTTAAAGAAACTCTACAAGAACAAACAGAGAGATACAGAAAGGAGTGGGGATTAACAGATGAAGATTGAGGAATTTATGGAAGTTATAAGACATACAGAAAATTTTTATGGTAAAGAAATACCAGAGGAACAAAAACAATTTATGTTTCGTGAATTGAAAAACATGGAAATAACAAGATTTAAGTACATAATAGCACAACATTATAGAGAATCTCCATATTTACCAAAAGTACCTGATATTTTAAATATTAATAAAAAATTAGGATATTCACAAGTAAAGAAAGATAGTGAATTAAATAAATGCAAAGAATGTAATGGAACAGGGTACGTAACATATAAAAAACAAATAGACAATGGAACGGCAGGAAAATTTATAAACGAATATGGTGCGGTTTGTAAGTGTAGAAAAAAGAACAAATATGAGGGGTGGAAAATAGCAGACCAAGAACATAGAACTAATTTTTATACGCCTTATATTGAAGAAGTAGTAGGAGGATAAACAAATGAGTATATTAACAATGCAAACAAGACACGAAAGTCATGAAAAGATAAAAGAAGCAAAACCGATATTATACACAAGAATTTTAGCTGTGTTAAGTACAGGGGAGACATTAACAGCTAATGAAATTGCAAAAAGAATAAATAAGAATTGGAGTAGACAAGCAGTACAGCCAAGACTTAGTGAGTTAAGAGATGAATATAATCTTGTAGAAGAAGACGGGAAAAAGCACGATTACGAAACTCATAGAAACGTTACAGCATATAAATTAGCAAAGGAAGAAACAAAAAATGAAGAATAGTTATCCACAATTGCGGTGGGAAATGTGTAAAATGTTTAGGTTGTAACAGACTTGAACAAGAAGACTTCAAAGGAGTTTGGAGATGTGAATATTACATAGAGGAGGCTAAAGATGAACAAAGTAATAAGCAAAGAATATGTTGATAAGAATTATATAAAAAAATCAGAGTTAGCAGGCTATGTAAATACAGAATTAACAATGATAGATAAATGCAGAAAAGATGTAGGATTCTTAACTAATCAACAATATGATGCAATGGAAGCTGTATATAAAGCAATAAAAAATATATTTTTGGAGGAAACAAAAGATGTCAATAAATAGTAAGAAAAAAGGAGCTAAAGGAGAAAGAGAACTAGCTAATAAATTAAAAGAATATGGATATGAAACAAGAAGAGGGCAACAGTATAACGGATTAGAGGGCGAAGATGTTATCGGACTAGATTATATACATATTGAGTGTAAAAGAGTAGAACGATTAGACTTAGGAAGTGCAATGTATCAAGCGAAAAAAGATAGCAAAGAAAATCAGTTACCTGCGGTATTTCATAGAAAAAACAGAAGTAATTGGTTAGTAACAATGGAATTACAAGATTGGATTAATTTATATAACGAATATTATTCAAGTAAGAAATTGGAGGGGAAGCAATGAATTGTAAACACAAAATAATAAAAGGAAATACAACAAAATACTTTTGGTGTAATGTAAAAGGAAAATCAACAGACGATTATCAATGCAGAGATTGTATGTTAAGACTACCAGATTTACCAGAAGGATTTGAAGAAGTATTTGGGAAAGGATTCAGAAGATGATAGATTGGAAAAGAAAATATTATATTGTATTAGTACTATTAATATTTATAGTTATAATTTGGAACATACATATACTAGTATTAGCAACAAGAATAGAGCAAAAAGATAATGAAATATGGCAAAAAGACATAATGATAGAAGATTTAAAAGAACAGATTGATAAAGAAAGGATAAAAAGATGAGAGAAATAAAATTTAGAGGTCAAAGACAAAGCGATAATAAGTGGATATATGGAGATTTATTACAACCAACAGAAATATGTGATATATACGAAATATCTGATTGTGAAAGTATAGATGGTTCAAGATATGATGTTGTAGAAGACACAATAGGACAATATACAGGATTACACGATGAAAACGGAAAAGAAATATATGAGGGAGATATTATAGATTTTTCTTACGATATGTTTGTAGGCAATTTTAATACATTTGTTGCAAAAGGAATAGTAATATTTGAAGAAGGAGCATTTTATGTTCAATGTTTAGAAAATGAAAGATTAACAAAAAATGAAAGCTATTTATTATACACAATAAATATAGACACAATAGAAATAATAGGAAACATATATGAAAATCCAAAATTATTGGAGGATAAATAAATGAGTAAAGAACTAAAGGTAGTATATAGAGATTTTAAAGTAAAATATTCAGTAATACCTAATGAAATAATATTACAACCTAAATATAACAGGGCTAAGAAAAAAGCAGATGATATAAAATTAATAAAGAATTATATAGGTAAGAGAGATGATGATTATGAAAGATAATAAAGATGATTTTACAGATTGGTTAATAAACAGAGAAGATAGCATAGGATATTCAGACTGTAAAAAATGTGCTAAGCAATTTACTTGTAAACAAAAGCATTGCACAGGCTTAGTAAAGTTTTCACAAATAAAGAATTATGGAGAGGTAAAGAAAAATGTTAAAGATTAAAGATGTTAAAGGTTGGGAGGACTATACAATAGATACTAATGGAAATGTATTTAGTAAAAGAAAAAACAAATATTTAAAACAAACTATAAATAAAAATGGATATTGTAAGGTAACATTACAAAAAGATAAATATAAAAAAATGTATAGTGTTCATCGACTTGTTGCAGAAGCTTTTATTGATAATATTAATAATTATCCTTGCGTAAACCATATTGATAGTAATAGAACAAATAATAATATAAAAAATTTAGAATGGGTTACATACAAACAAAATATGGAACACGCTGTTAAGAACCATAGATTTGATAATATGGCTAAAATAAATAGTGATACAATGAAAAGAAATAAAGTGTATTTAATTTCTAATGGATATAAAAAAGCAAATAAAAAGACAAGTAAAAAAGTAGGACAATATGATAAAAATAATAATTTAATTAAAATTTATAAAAGCATTAGCGAAGCCAGTAGACAAACAGGGATAACTATTGCAAGTATAAGTTATAGTGCTAATGAGAAGAGAAAAATAGGAGGTGGTTATATATGGCACTTCGCATAAAAGATGATGTAGATTTAAAAGAATTAGAAAAGTTTGGGTTTATAAATAATAAATTTTATCCATTATCTTATACAAAAAAGGTTTATTTAAAGAATGAAAATGATGATAAAAATTTTTATCATATAAACAAAAAAACAAAAATAATAAAACTTACAAGATTAGATGGAGAATTAGACAATACTTTATACGACCTAATCCAAGCAGGATTAGTAGAAAAAGTAGAAGAATAAAGGTTATGGAATACCAGAAAGGAAAGAAAAATGATAGAAGTTGGAGAATATGTAAGAACTAAAGATGGACAAATTTATAAAATTGAAGATGGAACAGAATTTTATGAAGATAGTGTAAATGTTGGTATTGGAATTATTCCAGAAGTTGATGGTATATGGGTAGATAAAGAACATTTTACTTATATTGATAAAAGACAGATAGTAAAACATTCTAAAAACATAATAGATTTAATAGAAGTACGGAGATTTTATAACATTATGCAAAGAAGGTTATCCCGTATTAGTAACAAATATTGGTTCAGATAATTGTTATGTAAATGAAGAAGATAACAAAAAATATATGATGATAGAATTAAATAATTGTCAAAAAATAGAAGATATAAAAAATGACAAAGATTTTGAAGTATATTCAATAGTAACAAAAGAACAATTTGCTAGTATGGAATATAAAGTAAAGGAGTAAAGTATATGAATATAGATTTAAAACCACAAGCAAGAGATATAAGTTTATGCACACAAGAATTTTGCCCAATTAAATGTAGAAGATGGCATGAAAATTGGAAACCTGCACATTGGCAAAGTTATATACAACCATCTATTAAATATAATAAAAATGGTAAAATAGAAAAATGTAAATTGAGGATGGAGGAGTAAAGCCTATGAATGATATAGAAATATTAGAAGATATTATAAGTGAGTATAAAGCGACAGCAATAGAGTGGAAATTTGAAAATGTTCCAGTTCATCTTGATGAAAGAGATATAGAAGCTATAAAAAATCTAATACAAAGAAATAAAGAATTAATGTTAGATAAGAAAGTATTTACAGATAATTATGGCAATATGATTTTGAAAATAGCAGAATTAGAAAAAGAAAATAAAAAAATAAGACAATGGAAATATGTAATTGATACATACGCAGATTTAGAAAAATTAAAAGAATTAGATTTAATAAAGATTGAAGGAAAAGAATACATCAGTAAAGATAAAATAAGAGAAATTTTTGATAATTATAGTCAAAGTAGTTTAATGGAAAACAATACATTTTTAGAATTTAAGAAGGAACTATTAGAAGAAAGGAATTAATATATATGAATGAAGAAGAAATAATTAAAAACATAAAAGAAATGATACAATGGAGCGACTATAATACATATAAAATTGCATTACAAGGAATATTAGATTTATATGAACAAGAAAAAGCAAGAAATAAAGACCTAGAACAAATAGAAAAAGAGCATAAAGAAGAAAATGGAAGGTTGAGGGAAGAATTAGGGAAAATAAAATATATCAAGAGAAGTTTTGATTATTGTTTAGAGCAAAAAACAAAAGAGCTAGAAAAAGAAATAAAATATTGGAGAGAACAAGCAGAAGGATATCAAGGTTTAGCAGAACAGATTAAAGAAGATTTCGAAAATAGAGATAGGTGGGAATAGCAATAATAAATATAGAAACTAGAAGGCAAGCTCTACAAGAACTATTAGAGGAGAGTGATAAATAATATGGATATAGAAATACATAAAAACAATTTAAAAAAGTATATAGAAGAAGACATGGCTTTTAAAGAACCATTAAAAAATATAAGTGATTTTGATAAATATTGTTATAATCATTGCTTAGATATAAAAGAAGTATTATCTGAACTAGATAAGAAAGAAAATACAATAAATTTAATGGCAGAACAATTAACAACACCAGTACACAGTAAAAAATGGGTTATAGACTATTTTACAAATAAAGTAAAGGAGGATATAAAATAATAAATAAAATAATTAGATAAAAAATAAAGGAGAAATAAAACTAATGACAATAAACTATGTATACAAAATAATAACTACAGCAATGAAAAAACTAGAAGGAATAAATACATTAGATTTTCATAAAGGAAAAACAAATCAAAAATATGTAAATGAAGTATATGACATACTAGATAAACTTAAAGATGAATTAATAAGAGAGAATATAAAGAATAAACAAAGGAGGAGCGAATGACAAGGAAAGAATTGATAAATTTTAATATAAGTCAACGTTGGACAAGAGCTAGAATAAAGTTTTTAGAAGAACAAATAAAAACAATAAATAGATTAAGTGCTATATTGTCAGATATGCCAAAAGGAAGCAGAGCAGTAGAGGATAACGAAGCAGAGAGTTTGGTTAGACTGTTAGACCAAATTAAAGAATTAAAAGAAGATATAGAAAACAAAGCAATAGAAATGGAAAACAAATTAAAAGATGAATTAAATCAACTAGAACCTAAATATGGACTATTACTATATCATCATTACATATTAGGAGATAGTATTAAATATATAGCAAAAGAAGTGTTACATAACGAAGTCAAATATACATACAAATTAAGAGATAAAGCATTAGATGAATTTGACAAGTTAAAAAGAGAAAAAAAAGGTTGAATCACGAATTAAAAATATGTTATATATATAATCGAGAGAAAAGTAAGTAGAGATAAAGAGTAAATACAAAGCCCCTTTTTGTATATACTCTTTTTATTATTAATTGGAGGAAGAGCCAATGAACACAATAGAAGAAATATTAAGAAGTAAAAACATATTTGAATACTATGCAGAAAAGTTATGTGTAACTTGTAATAATAGATATAACGATAAAGACCTATGCAAAATAACTAAAAGACTAGATAACACAGTAAAATGTGATAACTATGAAAGATGTATGACTAATAAGTGTAAAACTTGTAAAGAAGAAAATAATTGTTTTAAAGTGGAACAAAACACTATAAAGTAGGGAGATGATACAATATGGAAACAGAAATGAAAGATAAAAATCAATTAGAATACATAAAAGAAAAAATAGAAAAGATATTAGAAAAAAGAGTAGTAGAAATAAAATGTTTGGTTGATGATTTTACTCTAATTCCAAGGCGTTTTATATCTATAACAATAGAGGATGGACTAAAAGGCAAATTAGGATTCTTTATAGACAGCTTTGAAGATGTGAATTTTTTAAATAATGCCATAAAAAGAACATGCAATTCTTTGAAAAAGGAGTTGGTGTAAATGGATAATGAAAAACACGCAGGTGGAAGACCACCATTATATAATTCAGTAGAAGAGTTAGACAAAGCAATAGAAAAATACTTTAATGATTGCAAGAAAGACAAGAGACCATATACAATGTCAGGGTTAGCTTATGCTTTAGGAATGGACAGAACATCATTAATTAGATATGGAAAAGATGAGAGGTTTTACAACTCGATAAAAAGAGCAAAAGAATTTGTTGAACAATCATTAGAAGAAAGGCTAATATCTACATCAGGAGTTGCAACAGGAATTATATTTAATTTAAAAAATAATTATGATTGGAAAGATAAACAAGATATAGACGCAAATGTAAATTCAGAAATAAAGGTAACATTGACAGATGACTAATGTAAGTATAAGTAAAAAGGTTTTTAATGATGTATATATACCTTATATAGATAACGAAGATAGATATTTATTATTTTATGGAGGACGGATCATCAGGGAAATCATATTTTATAGTTCAAAGATATATTAAAAAACTAATGAGTAAAAAGATGAACTTATTAGTTGTAAGACAAACTGGTAACACGAATAGAGATAGTACATTTGCATTATTCAAACAAGTAATTAGAGATTGGAACGTAGGAAGTTTATTTGAAATAACAGACTTAAGAATAAAATGTAAAAATGGCAATGAGGTAATATTCAGAGGATTAGATGATGTTGAAAAAATAAAATCAACCACCTTTGAAAATGGAGAGTTGACAGATATATGGGTAGAGGAAGCAACAGAAACATTAGAAGAAGATATAAACCAACTTAAAGTACGTTTAAGAGGTGGAACATCAAAGAAACAAATGGTGCTTAGTTTTAACCCAGTCAATATAAATCATTGGATAAAAAGACACTTTATAGACAGCAAATTAGCAACAGTATGCCATAGCACATATAAAGATAATAAGTTTTTAACAGATGAAGATAAGAAAGTATTAGAAAGCTTTAAGAACTCTGATACATATTACTACAATGTTTATTGCTTAGGAGAATGGCGGAGTACTAGGAAAGACATATTTTAATGCGGAAAAGGTAAGTAATAGAATAGCACAACTTAAGGAACCTATAAAAACAGGTTCTTTTATTTATGACTATGATGGATTAAAGATAAGTAATATACGATGGAAGAATGAACAAGATGGATTTATAAAGTTATACGAATTACCAAAACAGAATTATCCTTATGTTATATCAGGAGATACAGCAGGAGAAGGTTCAGACTACTTTATAGGACAAGTACTAAATAACACAAATGGAAAACAAGTAGCAGTATTACGAAAAGAATTTGATGCTGACGAATATACAAGACAGATGTATTGCTTAGGTAAATATTATAACAATGCTTTAATAGGAATAGAAAGCAACTTTGATACATTTCCAATTAAAGAGTTAGAAAGAATAGATTACAAGAAACAATATATAAGAGAAAAAGAAGATACATTTACAGGCAATATAGTAAAAGCTTATGGATTTAGGACAGATAGAATAACAAGACCATTGATACTTAGTGAATTACAAGCAATAGTAAATGACCATATAGAAAACATAAATGATAAAGAAACACTTGAAGAAATGTTAGTGTTTGTAAGAAATGAAAAAGGAAGACCAGAAGCACAAGAAGGTTGTCACGATGATTTAGTAATGGCATTAGCAATAGCATTTCATATAAGAGAACAACAAGATATGACAGTTAAAGTAAAAGAAAATAAAGAAATCCAAGCAAATATATTAAAAGACTTTGGATTTAAAGAAACAGTTAAAATAGAGTCTGATTTAGGCTCAAGTATAAATGTATTTTAAGGAGGATAATATGAACAATGTAATAATGGTTAGAGTAAAAGGTTTAATGAATTTTGAAAGTCAAAGAAAATATAGAGAGTTGCTACTCAAAGATATAAAAGAAGGATTGTTTATAGTCGATGATTCAGTTGGAGATGTTATTGTAACAACAATAGATAAATTAGGAATAGAGGAGGAATGAAAATGAAAAAGAAATTATTTAGAGAAAGACGTTATGGAACAGAAGAAATAAAAGAAGTTAAAAAAACAGAGAAGAAAGAAACCAAGAAAGGTAAAAAGAAAAATGATTAGTATATTGTATGCAATCCTATGCGTAGCTTGTCTATGTATAGGATTTTTTAGTGGTTATAACTTGAATCACGAAAAAAAGATAGAAGTTAAAAGTCCTATTGAAGAAATCAAAAAGAAACACGAAGAACATAAATATACAGAACAAAGAAAAGAAGAAGTACAACAGTTTAACGACATCTTAGAGAATATAGAAAACTATGATGGAACAGGAAACAACCAAAAGGAGTTGAAGAATATTGAAATCTAATAATGAAGAATACGAAGTAACAACAATATGGTCAGAATACCAAAAAGGAGTAATGTACAATAGGAGTAAAGGGCTATATACCAATACAGAAAAAAATTATAACTTCTATCATGGTAAGCAATGGGAAAATGCAAACTTAGGTGGAATACAACCAATGATTTATAATATCATAAAACCTATAGTTAAATACAAATTAGGTGTTATATATCAAAATCATTATGAAATAGTATTTAATCCTAATACATATGCAACCATAGATGAAGGAAGACAATTAGCAAATCTTTGCAAAGCTTTGAATAAGCATATTGCAAGAACATGGGAATTACAACAAGCAGATAAAAGAATAAGAGAATCAACTAAAGATGCTTGTATAAATGATGAAGGTATAGTTCATACATTTTATGACGAAAATTCTAATCAAACAAAAATAGAAGTAATAGACAAGAATAATGTATGTTACGGAAATGAAAATAATCCTAACATACAAGAACAACCTTATATAATAATTACATATAGAATGCCAGTATCAAAAGCAAAAGAAATTGCAGAAGCAAATGGAATAAATGAAGAAACTATTAAACTTATATTACCTGACGGAGAAACAACTGAACAAGCAGGGTACAACTCAACAACAGATGAGGTCAACCCAATGTGCTTAATATTACTTAAATATTATAAAAAAGATGGCATAGTACATTATACAAGAGGAACAAAATATGTAACATTAGAAAAAGATATATCAACGGAAATGGGATTATATCCTATAGCACATTATAACTGGGAAGAACAAAAAGGTAGTGCAAGAGGAATAGGAGCAGTAAACTGTATAATACCTAATCAAATAGAAATAAATAAGATAGAAGCTAGAAGATGTTTAGCAGTTAAAATGGGAGCCTTCCCAAAACTTGTTTACAATTCTGGCTTAATTGAAAATGCATCTAGCTTAAATAAGGTTGGCACAACTATAGAGGTAACAGGTGGAGCAACTGTAGATGATGTAAAAAAAGCAGTAGGATATATATACCCTTCTAGTATGAGTAATGATGCAAATAATTTAGCAGAACAAATGAAGGCTAATACCAGAGAATTAGAAGGAGCAGGAGATGTAGCAACTGGAAATGTTGATCCAACACAGGCATCTGGAAAAGCAATCTTAGCTGTTCAACAAGCAAATCAACAACCACTATCTGAACAAATAGATAACTTTAAAAGTTTTGTAGAAGATATAGCTCGTATTTGGTATGAAATATGGAAAACATACTATGTAGAAGGTTTAGACATACTAGTAGAAGAAAAAGATGCTGAAGGCAACATAGTAGAAGAACCTGCTAAGATCACATATGAACAGTTAACAGCATTAGAGCCAAATATAAAAGTGGATATAACACCAAGAAGTCCATACGATAGATATGCAGAAGAACAATCATTAGAAAATCTATATATGAGTGACAAAATAACATTTGATGAATATATAGATGCATTACCAGATACAAGTGCAATGCCTAAAAATAGACTTGAAGTTATATCTCAAAGAAGAAAAGAAAATGAAAGAAAACTTGCGGAAATAGAGGCACAGGCAAATGAATTACAAAGTGCAATGAATATTGTTATGAATGAAGAAAGAAGGAATGAGGAAAATGAAATGTCCCCAATGCAGACTAGTGGAAATGTTAGTGAAGGAAATCAAGGACAACCTGATTACGTTCAAATGTCCCAAGTGCAATAAAGAAATAACAGAAAAGATAGAGGAAGAAGAATAAGATTTTAATATTATAAAATTAGTGGCGGAATAGGTAGACGCTTAGTGGGTAAGGTAGATGTTTAAAAGCGCCATTATCCTGATTAATTAGGAACAATAACTATGTTAGGTGCAAATCCTAACCTAATTTTATAAATTTAAATAAAGGCATCGAAAGATGTCTTTTTATTATGTCCAAAACGTGCTTATGACGAGAAAAGGTGCAAGGAATTGACAGTCGACGGACTAAAAACGGGAGGTTTATATGAATGAAGAAACAAACAACGAAGAAGTTGTATTAAATGATGTACCTGAAACATCAGAAGAAAATCTTGAAGAAGTTAACATCGGTACTAGTGAAGATGAAGAACAAGTTCAAGGAACAGTTGAAAAAACTGAAACTAATTCAGAAGATGACATCAATAAGTTAGTAGAAGAAAGAGCCAATAAGATGTTTGAAGAAAAAGTCAAAGATAGGTTGGCGAGAGATAGAGCTAGTCAAGAAAGAAAATTCAACAAAGAACTAGCTAAATATAAACACTTAGAAAGTGTTATCAATGCTGGATTAGGAGTAGATAACTTAGATGATGCGATAAGCAAAACATCTAGTTTTTATCAAGAACAAGGGATAACTATTCCAGAGTTCAAGGATAGCTATAGTGAAAGAGACGAGAAGATACTTGCTAAAGCAGACGCCAAAGAAATCATTGATTTAGGTCGTGATGAGATGGAGGCGGAAGCAAATAGAATAGCAAGTATTCCTGAAACTAAAAGAACTATAAGAGAAAAAGTTGTGTTTGACACTATATGTGAAGAACTAACAAATATTAAAGCTACAGAGGAATTAAAATCAAAAGGTTATGATGTATCTATTTTAGATAATAAAGACTTTCAAGATTTTAGAAATCAATTTACTGTTAGTACACCTATATCAAAGATATATGACATGTACAACAAAGTAAATGGAACTGTAGCAGAGAGACCAAAGTCTCCAGGAAGTGCAAAAAGCACTACACAAGTAAAACAAATAAAAGATTATTATAGCCCTGAAGATTTCGACAAACTAACAGTAGAGGATTTGAACAATCCTGAAGTAATGAAGGTTGTCGATAAATCCAGACTTCAGTGGTACAAAGAAAGGTAAGGGATTTTAAATGTCAGTAGCAGTATTTAAACCAACAATATGGAGCAATAAAATTCAAAATGCTCTAGAAACATTAACAGGATTAAGAACACATTGTGATTATGAGTTCGAAAAAGAACTAATCAAAGCAGGAAACAAATTAAAAATAACAGGTTCAGTTGCACCAACAATTGGAACATATGTACCTGGAACAGATATAAACATAGAAAATGTTGATGGAAATGATCAAGAATTAGTTATAGATCAATTCAAATATTTTGCAAGATACTTTGACAATGTAGATAAAGCACAATCAATTCCAGGAGTTTTAGAAAATGACTCAAAAGAATGTGCTAGATATTTACATGAAGAAGGAGATAAATATGTTGCATCTATAATCAAAAGTGAAATTGAAAAAACTGGTTCAACAGTTGCAAAAGGTTCTGCGTTTACACCATCTAAAACAAATGCAGTAGAAAAAGTAGAAGAAGGGTTAGTTGCATTATATGAGAACAACGTAAAAGCAACAGATGAACTATATGGAGAATTTTCACCAAAAATGTATTCTTTCTTAAGACAATCATTAACAGAAGTTTTAACAAACAATGTTGAGTTAGCTAAGAAAGGTGCTGTTGGAAAATACAATAATATAATGGTATGTATTGAAAACTTATTACCAACAAATACTACATCTCATGTAAGATACAATATCATAAGAACATCTAAAGCAGTTGCATTTGCTGGACAAATTGACCAAGTAAAAGCAGTTGAGAAAGAAAGAGGTTTTGGAGATATTGTAAAAGGATTATATGTATATGGAGCAAAAGTTGTAAGACCAGAGCAAATATATGCATTATTAGAAACAATACCTGCATAGCAAAGAGGGGTTTAAGCCTCTCTTTTTTATCGCTTTAAAGGAAAGTAAGTCAGTTCGAGTCTGGCAAAAGCGGGAAGGAAGATAAAGATGGAAGAAAAGAAAATATTTAAAGGGAAGAAACCACAAGAAAAAGTTGAAAGATACATGATTAAACCACAATATTATCAATTTTTAGGATTAACAGTAAATAAAGATACAGATGTAGATGATGTAACAGAAGATGGAAGAGTACATCAAACAATAAAAGGGACTAAATTCACAACAGAAGTAAAAGACGAAAGAGAACATAACGGAGCAAAGATAAAAGAATACTCAAAACTAGAGATAGAGTTAAAAGAAGGCACAAGATTAATATGGCAAGATGGACAAGGATATATTTTGCCAGATTTTGAACCTAAGTCTGTAGAAGAAGTAAAAGATGATTTAGAATGTTTAAATTTTGATTAAGGAGGCAGTATATGACACTAGGAGAAAATAAAGATATTGTATTAGCATTAATGGAAGAATACGCACCAAACAAATTACACAATTCAGACGATGACGACATTCCAGTAAGATTAAATCTAGTATATTCAACAGCATATGAAGAAGTAGCAGAATTAAAAAAGATTTTAAAAACCAAAGTATTAAAAGAGATAACAGGACAAACAAGTGAAGGTTATACCAAGTACAGTTTACCTACAATGTATCAATTAAAAAAAGTAATAGCTTTAGATGAAAATAATATAGAAGTTGAACCAGATTATAAAACGGTAGGAAAGAAAGATATTTATATTAACAATGAATCTGACGCACAATACATAATCGAATACTATGCTTATCCAACAGTAATAACAAATGAAACAACAGACGATTTTGTATTAGAAGTAGACCAAGATGCACAAATGCTTTTACCATATTTAGTTGTAAATGATTTACTAAAATCAGATCCAAGTGAAGATTATACTTCTTTTTTACAAGAATATCAAAGAAAAAGAGAACAGTTCGATTCAAGAAGAGAAATACCATCAATTGTAGCAAAAGATGTGGGAGGAGTGTTGTAATATGGCAACAGCTGTAAGCAGAACCTACACGAACTTTGCAGGAGTTGATTTTAGTACAGATTCAAGCCTAATAGAAATAAACAGAAGCCCAGATGCTTTAAATGTATGGAAAGATTACAAAGATAGAGAAGGTACATGTATTTGTAGCAGACCAGGATATAAATATATAAGTCAAATAGGTACAAATATATTAGGTATGTATATAGTAACAGCTTCAAAGGCAATAGTGCATTCAGGAAACAAGTTGTATGAATGGAGCAATTTCCCTGATGCACCAACAAATAATACATTAAAAGAGTTATTTACAGGAATGAATGTTAATAATAGAACATCCTTTAATAAGTTTGGAGATTATTTATATATCAATGATGGAACTAATTATTTGAGATATGATGGAAGTTCTGTTAGCGATGTAAGTGAAGGTGCTTTTATACCAACCACCACAATAGGAAGAAATCCTTCAGGTGGCGGAGAAATGTATCAAGATGTAAATGTATTAAGTAATCAGAGAATAAACCAATTTTTAGCAGATGGAACTTCAACAAATTATGTGTTGGATGCAATAGGAATAACTAGTGTAGATAAAGTTGTAGTAAACGATGTAGAACTATCATCAACAGACTATAGTGTAAATACAACAACGGGTACAGTCACATTCAATACCGCACCTTCAGTACCAGAATTAAGCGGAAAAGATAATGTATATATAACATTCACTAAAAGCGTAATAGGATACCAAGAAAGAATTTCAAATTGTACAAAAGCATTGATGTGGGATAATAGGATGTTTTATACAGGTAATCCTTCATACCCTAATGCAATATTCCATTGTGAATTGAATAATCCAGCATATATAAGCGATTTAAGTTATTATGAAGACGGCTCAATGGATTCTCCAATTAAGGATATAGTAGTAGGTTCAGATGTATTATGGGTATTTAAAAATAAAGACCAAAATAATGCAAATGTTTTTTATCACACAAAGTCAATAGATGAAGACCAAGGACGAGTATATCCATGTGTGCAAGGAAATGTAGAAACGGGATGTAGCTCTGTGGCTATAAACTTTAGAGATGATATAGTTTATTTAAGTAAAGAAGGATTAGAAGGAATAGTTACAACAGAGTTAGATTCTAGGCAGATTGTAAGTTTAAGAAGTTACTTTATAAATTCAAAATTAATAAATAATACAGACTATTATAATGCTCAAATGGAAGAATGGCAAGGATATTTATGTATCCTAGTAGGAGATGAAATTTATCTAGCAGATTCAAGACAAAAAAGTGCATATTTAAATAGTTTTCAATACGATTGGTATTATTGGAAGATCCAAGAGGCAAATCCAAGTATATTAAAAGAATATGATGGAAAGTTGTATATAGGAGGAAAGGACGGGAAAATTTACGTCTTTACTGGAACAAATGATAATGGAACAACAATAAATAGTTATTGGACTACTCTTATGGACAATTTCGGTTATCCAAATCATTATAAGACAACCAACAAAAGAGGAGGAATTGCTAAATTAAGGACAATGCAGAATGGAAAAGTAAAATTAGGTGTAAAAACGGATAAAACACAAAATTATATACAAGTAGTAGAAAAAATAACCAAGGGTTTTGATTTTAACAACATAGATTTCAATAATTTCTCATTTATAACAGCAAATGAGTTTTTTTTAATTTACAAGATAAAACAAAAGAAAATAAAAGAAATATCATTAAAAATATATTCAGATGAACTAGACAAACCATTTGGAGTGTTTTCAATGATGTTGGAAGCCTTCATAGGAGGATATGTAAAGAAATAGGAGGGAAAATATGAGTTTAACAAAATTTACAGGAAATACAAATGTAGTATCACAATTAGCAGATGTTCCAGTACAAACTGGAGATGAACTAAAAGCTAAGTTTGATGAAGCAGGAACATCAATAAAAAATTATTTAAATAATACTTTAACAACAGAAGTAGAACAATTAGTAGCAACAGAAAAAACAGCATTACAAAATTCGATTTCTAGTTTAAGTACATCAACAACAAACAGTATAAATGAATTGAATACAAATAAAAACACGATGATAAGTGATGGATATTCAAATACAAAAGTTTATAAGATAGGTGATTTGTGTATATATAATGATACTTTATATAGATGTACTACAGCAATTGATGAAGGAGAAGCTTGGAATAGTTCTCATTGGGAACAAACAAATCTAGGAGATGAAGTGCGTAAATCAAAAGTTCACTCGACAGAAGAAGTTGATACAGGAGAGATATGGATTGACGGGAAGAAGATATATAGAAAAACTTTTACTAATTTAACATTTTCAGACCATTTAGCTGAAATAGATATATCAGGATTAAATGTTGATACAATCTTTTTTGACATCAACAAAAGTCTTCTTTGTTGGCACATCCCTACTGACGAGATTAGATGGGCTCCAATTATACAAACATCAGTTAGTAGACAGGGGTCAGAACCAGAGCCAACTTGTTATCAATCTGAAATTTATACAAATAACGCAAAAACAACATTGACAGTAAGTACTGGGAAATATATGATCGTTGTTGATTGCATAGTAACAATAGAATACACAAAAACCACAGATTAATGGTTTTATTTTTTGTTTAGAAGGAGGAAAACATGGCTAGTGGATATGAAGATATAGATAGATGGAGCAGTGATTCAAAAACACTTCTTCAGCAACAACAAGAAAAACAAGAAGAAATTACAAATAGACAAACACAATTAGCGGTAGATGAACTTGCAAGACAAAAAGAACAACTAGATAAAGATACTGTTAAAACCACAAGAGGGCTTTACACGGATTATCAAAAGCAAGCAAACCAGTATGGAGTAAATGCAGAAAAGCAAGCATCAATGGGACTTGCTAATAGTGGATATAGTGAAACAGCACAAGTGAATTTGTATAACGGTTATCAAAAGAGTGTTACTGAAACATTAAACAATTCAAGACAATTAAAATCAGACTTTGATTTCAAAATAGCTCAAGCAAGAGAGCAGGGCAATATTACTTTAGCTCAAAATGCTTTAGCTTTATATCAACAACAAATGCAATTATTAACACAAGAATATGAAATGAGAAACAATAGGAAACAATTTTTATATCAACAAGACAGAGATAGAATTGCAGACAATCAATGGCAAACACAATTTGATTACCAGAAATCTAGAGATGCAGTTAGCGACTCACAATGGCAAGCACAATTTGATTATCAAAAACAAAGAGATGCTGTTGCTGATAGTCAATGGGAGAGACAATATGCTTTGTCAAAAAAAGCTAGTGCTAGTAGAAGATCCTCACGTTCTTCTAGCAAAAAGAGTAGTGGGGAAAAATTAGTAGTAGTACCAGATGAAAAAACTAATGCGAGACCATCACAAAAAGATATAATAGCTAATATGGGAATATTACAAAGACCAGGAAATCAAGGTGGAGTATTAGATGGAATATCAGGAAAAACATTCGGAAGTATGGAAGCTTTATTAAATTACTATGGCTATGCAACAGCTAAATAAGAGGAGTAATTATGAGAATAGTAGATTTATATAAAATGTCAGAAGAAGAAAGAAAAAAAGCCTTAGAAGAACAACAATCATTATACAATGAAAGAATGAGACAAAGCGAAGAAATAGGCAGACAAGCTAATCAACAATTCAATGATTTAATATCTAAACAGGGTGAATATGACACTTCAAAACACACTACAACAATTGGAGATTTAAGAAAAGCATATAAAGGTTCTAATAGTTTCCAAACAGTAAATAATAGTTTAAACAATTATTCTAAAAATAACAGTCCATCTATTTGGGAAAAGATGGGTTATATTATGGACAACTTTGGAACTGGAGTACATCAGGGAACTGTTGGAATAGCACAAGGGTTATTCACAGATTCTGCAAATGAAATGCAAAAAGGTAAAGCAAAAAACAATAATGAGCTATTTAACAACTTTATAAATGCTTATGCAGGTAATGACTTACATCATATTGCACAAAGTACGCTTAATACAATAAATGAAGGGATAAATATATTAAATGATAAAGACAAAAATTTATGGCAAAAAATGGTTGATATAAACCTTAATACAGTAAGTAATGGTGCAAAAGCTTTATTGCCTATGCAGGGATTTTATTCTTCTGCAAATCAAATAATTGGAAAAGTATCAGATACAGACCAACAATTACTAGAAATGAATAAAAATATATCTGAACCATTAGAAGAAAGAAAAAAAGAACTTGCTAATAAAGGAGAAGAATATGATGGTGCAACAAAATTCTTAGGTGAAGCAGGACAAGTTATTGGTAATATGATACCTTCAATTACAGCTAGTGCAATAACAAAAAATCCAAGTGTAGCATTAGGAGTTATGGGTGCAAGTGTGAAAGGGCAAGCAACACAGGAAGCATTAGACAAAGGAATGTCTTTAGATAAAGCAACACAAATAGGAGATGCAAAAGCATTAATAGAAGTTGCAACAGAAAAATTGTCAGGTGGAACAAAAGTATTTGGTCATGGAAGCTTAGATGATATTGCAGAAGAATTAGTTAAAAAAGGAGCAAAATCAAAAGCTGGTAAGTTTATAATGACACAATTATTAAATGCTGGAGGAGAAATAGCAGAAGAAGAAATATCAAATGTATTAGGAAACGCTATTGATAAAGGAACAACAGATCCTGATAAAAAAGTATTAGACATGAAAGAAGCTTTTGAAACAATGGGGTCAACTGCTTTCACAACTACAATGCTAAATCTATTAACAGGTGGAATGGTTAATGATTATAGACAAATTAGTAATAATATGAATCAATATAAGGATGCTAATACAGGAGAAATATTAGACAATAGTTCTCAAAATGTATTAAAACAAGCAGAAAATATAATTAATGAAAACAATACTCCAAATTTGCAACAACAATCAACACAGAACGAACAAATACTACCTACACAACAAATTAATCAAGAACAAAATAATGTAGCTCAAAATGGAAATATAGAGCAAATAATGTCAACACAAAATGAAAACAGAAAAATAGCAATAGATGAAATAAATAATAGTAGAATATCAACACAAGAAAAACAACAAATGATAGAAGCATTAAACAATATAGAAGAAGTATCAAATGAAGATATAAATGCAATAAGGAATGTAATAAATGAGGCTAATAAAATTAATCAACTTCCAACAGACTTAAATTACAAAGATAACAGAGAAGCAAGACAAAAATATGCAAAATACAAAAACGATAATAGTAATTATGATTCAACTATAGTAAATGAGGTATTAGATACAATTCCAACAAACAGAAACGGAAGAAGAACAGTAAAACAATGGTTACAAGTAGCAAATGAAATAGGAACAAAAATTGCTGATAAATCTGATGCAGAAATAGAAAAAATAGCATATAGAAGTTGGTTTGAAGAACAACCAACTAAAAATATAACAAGATACGACAACCAAGCTAAAACAAACGTAGGATTTCAGAAATTAACCTCTGATGAATGGTTAAACACAATAAATAATGCAGTAAACGAGGCAAGAACTAATAACCAAGAACAAAGTAATAATGTTGAAAATGGAAATATAAACAAGCAAAAACAATTAGAAATTATACAGAATAATAATCCTATGACAGATGACTACCATACAGGGATAAGAACACTAGATGATATAAAAACATTTGATGAAGTTATAAATGATGATGAAAGTTTTGTATGGGGAGATTTTTCAAGAGAAGATGCTAAAAAGGCATTACAAGATGGAAAAATTACAGTATATTCAAGTCACCCTATAGAACAAGGAGGATTTGTAACAACATCTCAAAATATGGCTAAAGACTATGCAGGAAACGGTAAAATATATTCACAAGAAGTAGATTTAAATGATGTAGCATGGATTAATGGAGATGAAGGACAATATGCAAAAGTTGAAACTCTTGCAAATAATCAAGAAACATTGTATAATAATATTAAAATTGGAGAAACAAAAAATATTAATACTAATCAGCTTTTAGATTTAATAAGTGAAGGTGGACATAGAACAGAAGAACAAGTAAACAATTTAAGAGAAGATATAAAGAAAAATGGCATTACAACTCCAATTGAAATATATAAAAAAAGCGACGGAACATTTGCAATAGAAAATGGAAATCATAGACTTAAAATAGCACAAGAATTAGGAATAAAAGATATTCCAGTAAAAATGGTTGAAAGTTGGGAGAATATTGGAATTAATAGAGATATAGAGCCTAATATTAAGAAGGAGGTTGACATAGATTATGGAAGTAACGGAATTAGTGAAACAATTAATAATGTTAATGAAACAAGCGGGGATAGAGAAGGATTGTTGCGCAACGATAATAAGCAACTTGAAGACCAAGGAACAACAGAAAGAAATGTTAACTTTCCTACAAGAGAATCCAACAGCGACGAACAGACAAGCAGTACTGGAAGCAAAGAAAATAATAGAAACCTAAAGGACTCTAATCAGAGTTCTTTTAATTTACCTCAAAAAGAAAAAGTCAATTTACATACAAAAGGTGAAACAATAAACTGGAATGAAGTAGACAAACCAGAAGGTAAGATAAGAAAACATTATAGAAGTATAATAGAAAGTTCTAATACAACAGCAGAGGCAAAAGCAATAGCAAAAGAAATGATGGGGTTAGACACATATACACCTCAAAGCAATGAATCTTTATTACAAAAAGCAGATTCAAGAATAAGTACAACTAATCCAGAGACAGAGTTAAAATCGTTGTTAAGTAGAGTAATGAATAATGAAAAAGTAAATGATGTAGACATGGCAGTAGGAGAAAGGCTTATAGAATATTATTCTAAAATAGGAGATTCAGAACATCTACAAGATGCTATTCATGCAACAGCATTGGCTGGAACACAAGCAGGTAGAACAGTACAAGCAATGGCATTACTTAATCATATGACACCTCAAGGACAAGTAATATGGATAGAAAGAAGTGTTAATAAAGCTAATAAAGAATTAGAACAAAAATTTAAAAACAAGAAAAATATACCACAATTTGAGTTAACCTCTGATATGACAGAAAAAATATTAAATACAAAAAGTAAAGAGGAAATGTATAAAGTACTAGATGATGTATACGAAGAATTAGGACAACAAGTACCAAAAACAACACTTGAAAAAATAGACGAGTGGAGATATTTTTCAATGTTGGCAAATGTTAAAACTCATGGTAGAAACATGATAGGAAATCTTGCAATGAACTTAACTCAAAGAGCTAAAAATAAAGTCGCAGGAGCTATTGAAGGAACAGTTGCTAAGTTCAATCCAGAAATGGAAAGAACCCATACTATTGTTCCAACAAGCAAAAAGGTTAAAGATTTTGCTAAAAATGATGTAAAAAACATGGACGTTCAGACAGAATTAGGAATGAATGAAAACAAATATAATCCACAATCAAGACTACAAAGTGCAAGGAGAACCTTTAAAAGTGATGTATTAGAAAAAACTTTAGGAAAAATGTTTGATTTAAATTCTAAGCTATTAGAAGTAGAAGACAACATAGGATTAAAATCTATGTATGTAAAATCATTAGGAGAATATATAACAGCAAATAAAATAGACATAGACAATATGACAGATGCTCAATTATCAAAAGCTAGACAACATGCAATAAAAGAAGCTCAAGAGGCTACTTTCCATCAAGCAAGTGCATTAGCAACAGCTTTAAATCAAATGGGAAGAAAAAATAATATTGCTAAATTTGCCTTAGACTCAGCAGTACCATTCAAGAAAACACCAATAAACGTAGCAAAAACA